CGCGCATTAAATTCTTGGCGCTCTCTTTAAAATTGGCAATAAGGGTTTCATAATAATGCTTTTTTACGATATACCCCGTCGTGGTTTGGCAGTTATATACCCTCACAAAAAACTCGTTGACTTGCTCATATGGTGGAACATTGTTACCGCCTATGATACAAACGTCCCAAGCCAAATCTCCATGAGCAGCGAAAACCTCTAGATGTTTCTTCAATACAAAGGGTTGTAAAAACGTAATATCATCCTCGCAGATAAAAACATAGTCATAATCGCGCTGTTTTGCCAATTCTAAACAGCGGATATGGCTCAATGTGCATCCTACAGCGCCCATTTTCGTCTTAACTGCGTTTACCCTTTCCGCATCGATTTTCATCTTTTTAAATTCGATGAGCGCATGCTCTAATCTATCGGGCCTCTGCTCTAGGTTGATGAATAGGGTGTTTTTAAATAGGTCCATGCCCCTGTATAATATATGTAATTACAAAAGATATTTTTTATACCTTTTTAACCCATAGCTTTTTGTTTATCCAATACAACTTCTTTGAGCACATTACGTAATATTTTATCGCCCTGTTTTTCTTGGTCTTCCTTCGTAAACGCCCCTATTGCCTGGGTGGATAGATTATAATACTCTTCGTTTTCCGGGGAATCCACGTCTTCATAATTAGGGTTTTGCTTCTGCCATTCGGATAGTAAAATAAGGTTTTTGTTAGCTATTCTCTTTATTGCGTTGTTCATTTTTGTTTTACCTTCGTCGTCTTTTTCCCACGTATCGCTATATTTTACATATATGGTTTCGCGTTTTAAATCAGTGCAATGAACAGGGCGGGTATACATATCCAATTCTTTCAGACCGTTTATAAAAATTCTGGAAATGCCACCTACAAACCCTAATTTACCCGTCTCTTGTAAATCAGCTATAGTAAGTTTGAGCGAGTTAACAAAATCCGTAATATTGAGAGCGTCTTTACATCGCTCGTTTAAAAATACGTTCAAATTAAAGTTATTAGTATTATTGTTCGAATTGCTGGTATTATTCGTTATGACCGTTCTATTATTCTGGGCTAACTCTATGATTCTCTGATTCTGTTCCATTATCTTCGTGTTTTGCTCGATAAGCAGTGCTTTAAAATCCTCGTTTTGTTTTACGATATTTAATATCATGTATGGGTCTAATTCGGCTGAGGTTAGCGGTCGGTTTTTAATATATTCGGCATAGACCTCGCACCTTTTTCTATGGGTATATAGGCTCGGTGCGTGCTTATAAATTCTGCCACATTCACACTCATATTGACACGATTCATCGTCTTCGGTTTTTTCCGGTTTTTTATTAGTATTTATTAGTATTTTGTGTTTTGCTGTGGTTAAATGGCGACTATAATCTTTCTTGTCGCACGTATAAAAGTCACACGCTTCACATGAAAATCTTTTTCCGGTTTTTTCCGGTTTTTCCATTAGTATAATTTAGTATTAGAAATTATTTGTCTAAATACTTTTATGTTAATTATGTAAAAAAGTTATGCTGCGACACATGTCGGTGAAAAACCGGAATTCGCAGCATTATGCTTTGAACCACTTTTTTGGGACCCCGTTTTCAAAAACTTTTTGGGGAAAATGAAAATGGACATTTTAAAAATGTCCAAAATGGATTTTTCAAAACTAGAATTTTGTTCGATTTTTTGTGTTTTTTACATAATACATACGTAGAATTATTTAATGTAAGGAACCTATGGAATCCTACGACCCTCCCTTGCCTATGCTAGTATATCTGAAATACAATTATAGTAATTTATTAGCATAATTGTATGGAGGTCGCATAACTTTTTCTATAAATATCATATATGCCAACCTGTAAACATATTGAAACCAGTAAAAAGATTCAATATATATCTTGTTGTGGGCCGTTGCTCATTATACACCTTTGTAACCGATAAATTGCCGATTTGTCGGTTACAAAGTAACGTTGCCTAACGACATTCACAGACGCCGACCTTAAAGGGTCGGCGTTTAGAATGTTGAAAGGTGTAAGAATCGCAAAGGAATGTTACTTTATCAAATGCCTCTCTTCAGTGCTGCGATAGAACGAATTGTTCCGACGAAGACACATCTACAAACTGCTTTATCTGTATCATTTCTTTACATATTGTTTCTATAGTGCTAGAAAGACTACTTACCACCGATTTCAAATAAATAATCTCTTCGGACTGCTTTCGAAGTTGCTCTTCGTAATTTGTAATCACATCTCCGGTGGTCCTAGAGACGGGTTTCTTCTGTCTAGTTTCCTTTTCCTCCATAGCATCGTTCTTCTCTATGATTTCGGCTTGGATGTTTTGATTAGGTATAACTGGCGGCGGGGCATATTGCCTTAGCTCTTGTTCACGCTGTGCCATATGCTGTTTAATTAACTCGTCCATATTTGAAATGGCAATATCCTCCTCCTTTTCGCGGAAATTTACTTCGGGTGGCGTTGGTCGATTTAACATGGTCTCGTATTCGCTTTGTCGGGCGGTAAATTGCTGGTTAAAATAGTCCTGCTTCTTTTCAAACCTCTCTTGTCTTCCATCCACATTTTCATGAGGATTATATTGTGGCGTGGTTACGGCAGCTCTATGGAAATGGGCCCTTGGCTGCTCTTGTACCGGCTTTGGTTGCATCTTTTCCCGAATAGATTGAACTATATAGGCAACGGTTTCTTGGTTCAACTGATGCAAGTCGTTTAATTGTAACTGTTTTGTCTTATATTTATCATAAAAAAGCTGTATTACAGACTTAAACCACTGTTCTTTATGTGCGGGCGGATAGGGCGCGAAAAAGTCCGTTATCATAGGTAACTTATTTGTGATATTCCATAATAATTGCTGGTTTTCTGGGTGGACATAAAGAGACATTATGTTATTTTGGTGTAAATATTATAATGTATGTGGGAATTTCTATATTGTTTATTTCTGATTTTGATTACTAACGGCAAAAAACATAGATATATGTGTATACTTGTATACATGTCGCTGCCTGCTAACGAAATTTACAAAATAAAGGTTGGTGATGTCTATTTCACGGTAAAAAAATCCGTTTCTATGGCATACTCGCAATCAGACCCAGTTTATGATTATGTGCGAATCGGAGGAGAAGATATGTGTGTTGAATATAAATGCGACCGACGTTTTCCTGATAAAGTAGAATTACAATGGCTACATACAGCCGGAAGAAAATGCGTGGAAGGCGACATGACAATTCAAGGGGAAAATACGCGTCTACTTTTTTACATATCGGTCCAAGTCCTTAAACTGTATACACCTGTTCGTTACATCGATTTTTTAGATAACTCGCATTTTCAATGTAAACTACCCGATAAGTCATCAGTAAAGATATTCTTAGACCGTTATTATTTCATATTACACGGTAAAACCTGGTATCATGATAAATTGGGTGCGTATCCTGAGGAAGAAGATGACCAAAAACGTTATGACATATTCAAACGTAATTACGAGGACCCCAATATGAAGCCCTCTAGTTTCGACTTCAATAACGAAGACCTCAAAAAACTGTTTTCGCCTATATGGGATAAAACGCATACATGGAAAGAGTTCATTGGTGCCATAAAAACCCTACCCAATATATGTCAAAAAATGTATCCGTGGTATTTGGCGGCAATTCAAACGATGCGTGGCAAACTCGCATTTCCTACCGATTGGCGTATAGATGTTCGTCAATTAAATTTCGCACCTATTCCATTTGAACGAGTGGAAAAAATAACAGGTGGGCGTCCTAGAATGAAACAATACATATATGATTTATCTGTAGGCTCTGACTATCCTATACCATCGGAATGTATGACTCTCCGATACAAATAAATCCGCATTTATGCCTTACTTGCGTTGTTGCTATAGTGGTATGGCAATGTTTGCTTTATTTGTCGAAACCTTAGTACCGGTTAAATCGGCCTTGCCTTCTTTGCCTTCTTTGCCTTCTTTGCCTTCTTTGCCTTCATTATACTTGACCGGTATAATATACCAGTCCTTCCTATCATGTTTAAAAAAGCTATTATTGTTAATTTGTTCATTGGCATCTTCGGCTTCATATTTGTTCTTATAATTGCCCGCAAAGTTAGAGTAATTTACAAGTTCTCCAATAAAATAATTTACCTCGTCTAAACTAGACATGGGATAGTGATCGGAATCTATAATCACCCTTTGGTCTCCGATTTTAAACCCCTTACTATTAGGACGGTCGATATAATAAGTTTTTGAAGTTATTCTGATGGCATTGACTGGCTTCTTTTTAATGGTTTTATCGGGGACAGGTTTTTTATTGGTATTGACGACAGGCTTTTTATTGACGACAGTATTCTTTCTAGTTCTATTATTAATTGATTTCTTTCTTTGGGTTCGCATTTTTATAATATAACTGGTCTGGTTATATTATAATGAGATAAAGACAGGACTCCTTCGGAATCCTTCGTTCGTTACATATACCGCCCCCTTTACTATGATTGATCTATATCACACAACTCAATCAGGTTTACTAGATAAAGGGAAGAAAACTCATAAAGGAGACCTGCTACGGTGTATTAAAAAATATCTTACGGAATCTATTCACATATTTGTCCGATATGCGTCTCGTCTTAAAAAAATTAATTTTATCGCGATAATTCGAGAACTTCTTAAGTTCATTATGTCCCGTCACCATCGTAATCAAAAAATAGAGGGAATACATACCACATTCGGTATTTTCTAATTGATGCTCTAAAGGATGATTTTCGTAGTATTTAAAATGGACCGGCGGCGATAATTCCTCGCCCTGTTTCTTAATCCGCTCAATTAACACAGATACTTCGCGAGGCGGTTTTTCGCCCGCACTATCCATAAAAAATATAAACTCATCCTTCATATCAATAAATAACGATATCCAATGAGAACCGTCTTGGTCATGTCTGTCTAAATTAAATACCACGCCTATCTGTTTTATCCCATCGGCCTTCTGTTTCGACAAGGATAGTTCACATAGGTCGTTCCAAACGCATTTACCGTTCATATCTGAAGGGCGGGTATCAAAGTCAATCGGCGTCGGTCCGATAAATCTAAATCGCGGATAGGCTTCTTCGTATTGGTGTAATACGTCGAATATATCGAAATTTGAAAGCCATTCTGTGCCATTGCGATTCCACTCGACCGGATGGTCAGGCGCAAAAATATATTTGTCTATTTTTTCGCGGGTTTTCGCGTCAGTAATTTCTTTTAACCAACAGTCTTCCTTATCGCATTTGGATAATCGGTCTTTTAATTGCGACCATGTATCCTGCGGTGTGCCCGGACCTATCGGGTTCTCTATATGATGTTTATTATAGGCTTTTTTAATATAGGCGAGGGTTTTATTCGTGAAGCAGCTGTTTTGTGATATTGTTTTATTTTTGACCATGGGGCTACAGTTCATTTTGCGGTAGTTTTTTTTGGTCCGTCTAAGACCCCCCTCATTTTTTGATGTATATTTCATAATTCCTTTCTAAGATATATCCATATATAATTTACATAGTAGAGCTATCTGCGTATCACGCGCTCTTTGCTCCAAAACGACGACGATGTCGGCACCGGCATATAATCCATATTACTAAATAGTATATCGCCATCGTCGTCGTCGTGCTCTTCACCTGAGCCGTATTTTTTCGGTCGCCCGCCCTCCAACGCCTTCATATCAAAATATTTAATCAACTCTTTCGCGTAATCATTAAACCCCGAATTGACATCGGTAGTTATCGAATCGTCGGGGTCGTTTAATAAGTTCTCGGTTATCTCCAAAATCTTGTGTTTATATTTTCGTAATTTTGCCAAATACTGTTGTTTCTCTTCGTGTGCATTGGGGTCCGTTTTTTGAATATATTTATTATACATCCCTTTATTCATAAATAACTCGAGGGTTAATTTATTGATGGCCGGGTTCTCGTTATTAGAAGGGTCCATTGTCCGTAGATATTATATAGTAATACTATTATGCGCGGCTAATGACGAGGCCCTTAGGTCTCATTCGGAGATCTCTATAAATGCAAGTCCATCATATACCGTATAACTAAAGTAAAAAGAACAGTATGAACGACAAATCCTAACATGGTAGGGCATCCATTTCCTGTCGCGGTTTGCCCAATGACACGCGATAAAAGCGAATTCACAAGGATAAATGACCAGTGATTAAAAAATAGTATCATAGCAAGTGTAGTATAGAGAGTAAATCTCCATTTATCCGAATAACTAGGCGCTGCCATGTATATAGTATCAACACAAAAAAAATGAAGATAACATTGCCATTTGTGCGTTTTCAATGCGAAATGGATGGAGGAGGCGCGTCAATGGCGTTCGTCCTATTATAGCCGATAGGCGACAACGTAGGGTATTCCGACATGTCTTGACATTTTTCAACTGGTTTACGCGTCGACCATTTATTGGCAAAAAAGGCGCATGATAACATAAGCAATAACCCGCATATGACAATAGCATCTACAATATATAGGTTGATGGACGACAATGACTGACCACTCGATGTTATGTTGGTGGAAGACGGCGGACGCGAAACCACCGAATAATTAGAAAAATATATGGATATAGTTTCTATAATAGGGTCGACCATATCCAATTTATGAGCGAAATCGCGAATATAGTAGGTGAATTTACTGTTGCCGACGGATTTACTAAGTATGTCTATGATTTGCCTATAGGCCGCATTTACACTGGGTTGGTGTAATTCTATCGGCGAAGTGGTGATATTATAACTGATATAGAAGTTGAGTAGACTTCGGTGACTGGCTCTCACAATGAAAGGCTGCGCATTCGAAGGTCTCACACTTGCCATATTAAAATCATGTATATCACTTTTATTTATTCCAACTAGACTGGATACTGTATTTACAACCAATATAGTCACGTTGGTTACGTGGGTAGGCGGATTTCTTATATAGACGGTTTGTTTTACATTGAATGTAAGAGATATATCTGGAATAGAAAAAGATAGTGTTGGGTAAAATGTAGGCTGTGGTGCGTTAAATGTAGGAGGCAGACCTTCTGTTGGACTCATCGTGGGTGCGAAAGCCCGAACGGAACTGGTGTATTTCATACTAGAAAAATAGTGTCGTTTATGAGCAGTTTGGATCCCACTTCCTCGAACAGGAACAGATGGTGTGCTTCCTCGCGTATGAACGACATAGGCCCCGCTTCCATACGTATGAACGGATGACCAACTATGAACCCCACTTCCTATATAGGACACGCTTCCATACGTATGAACGGATGACCGGATATGGACCCCGCTTCCTATATAGGACACGCTTCCATACGTATGAACGGATGACCAACTATGAACCCCACTTCCATACGTATGAACGGATGACCAACTATGAACCCCGCTTCCATACGTATGAACGGATGA